GGCAATAGATCTGCCACACACGAGCAAAACTCTCGTCGCGATCGTTGCCATCGTGGCCGTAGTTGCCGTTCGACCATTCGCGCGCCATCGCGACCGGATCGGCCCCTTTGATGTCGGAGCGGGTGTACTCCATGTAGCCGCCCTTCTTCACGTCAACGCCGTAGATTTCCTCGATGTCGTTAGTTGACAGGATGAACTCTTCGGCGACCCAGTCCGCGGCCAGGAAGTGCTTGAGGTCGAGGCACTTCACATCAGGGATGATGCTGGTCGATAACGGATAGTCAAACGTTAGGCCTTCGCGCGCGACCATCTCGGCCATGCGCGCCATGTCCTCAATCAGCAGCCGCAGCTGCTCAGCCTCTTTGTCGTTCTCGTTGGTGATTTCGTCCGCATGATCCGCGGCCAGGCGCTCGAGCGTCGCGAGCCGCTCGGAGGCATCCGCGATGCCTTTCTCGAGGTCGGGGCGCTGCTCCATCACTCGTTCAAAGCCGAGCTTCACGTAACCAACACCGGTGGTCACCGTGCGACGCACCACCTTCTTCATCATGCTTTTGAACGGGTGAACCTGCTCGCTCACCATGTAGCTGTAGAGGAGCTCGAGCGTGCGCCCGAGCTTGTCGAGCATCTCGTTCTCGCGCTTCACCCTGGCCGCATCGGTGGCGATGTCGATGCCCGACGCGACAGCCTGCGCCATCATCGGATTGATCGGCATGCCCATAGCCTGGCCGGCGCTGCCCATGATGCTGGCGAGGTCGCTGCCAGGCGGCAGGCCTGGGATCCCGGCGCCCTGCCCTGGGAAGCCAGCGGGCATCTGTGCGCCGCCGGCGCCAGGCAAGCCGCCGCCGGTGCCCATGAGCGGGCCCATCGCGCCGAGCACGCCTTCGGTCACGGCAGCAGTGGCGTCTGGGGGAACGCCGTTACCACCCCCAGGCGCCATGCCACCTGGCATCATGCCTGGAGGGGCAACACCCCCAGGCGCCATGCCACCAGGCATTAAACCAGGCATCGTTTGCATCATCATCGCGCCGCTCTTCATCAGCGCGTCGAGCGTCGATTGCTTGCCGTCCCACGAGGTGTTGTTGATGCGCTCGCGCCGGCGGGCAACCGCCTTCGGGTTCTTCGCGTAGAGGAACGCGGTCTTCTGGCTCACCAGGCGCAGTGTCAGGTTTGCCACGTAGCGGCGATCCTCCTGCTCCTTTGACCATTGCTTGCCAAAGCAAAACTCTTCGTCAGCGAGCATGCGCTTGAAGGCTTTGTCCCAGTGCTTCTTCGCGCCCTTCACGCGAGCGGACCAAGCATCGATCAGTGCTTTGCGCGACAGCGCAACATCAGGCCGCTCGCGCGGGATCGCGTCCTGGCGCTCGGCATCGAGCAGCTGGTCCACGCCAGGCAGGCCCATCCCGTCAGAAGGCGGCATGCCATCCATCATCGACATCACAGCCACCCCTTCAGGTTCTTCGCGTAAGCATCGCGTCCCTCTTTGCGGCGCGTCTCCTCAAACATCGCGCGGTATGTGCCGGCGGTCGGGACCACGATCGGTTTCTGTCGTTGTCGCGGCCGCATCTTCGCGAGGCCCATGCCCATGATCGCGAGCGTATCGACAAAGTCGTCCTTCGCACCGTGCGGAAATTTTAGGATCTGGTCGTGCGCCTCGGGCCACCAGCGTGTGAACGAGGGGAAGTGCACCATGCCCATCGCACTGCGCGCCTGGATCGCTTGAGCTCGCTGCTGCTTGTCCTGGTGCGGGTTGACCTCGTCCATCGAGCAGAACACCTGGCGCTCGAGCATGCGCTTGCGCAGGAACGGCCCGATCGATCGCGTCAGCTGTCCCTTCTCTCCCCACCAGAATTGCGGCCGGTATTTTTGCATGAGCGCGATCATGCCTTCGACAGCGCCGGCGCTGTCCATCCGCATCCAGACCAGGTCGGGCATCACCCAGAGGTGATCCATCTCGTCTACACCGATGATCATCAGGCAGGTCTTGTCAGCCTTCTGGTCGAGGCTCACGGCGAGGTCGCACGCGCCGTAGAAGCGCATGAGCTCCTTGGCGGGCATCTGGCTCATGTGGTTGTAGGTGATGAGGTCCGATGCGCGGAAAAACGCGCCTTCCTTCGGCGCAGGCCTGCCCTGGTAGAGCGCGGCAAAACCTCGAGGGTCAGTGACGCGCACCTCCTCGAGATACTTCTCGTCAAAGCGCGCCGGCCACAACGCTTCGCCAGGCTTGCGACCGAGAATGTCGTCCTCTTCGGCGAGCGCCGGCAGATCGATCTTGCGCCAAAGCTTGCCCTCCTCGGGCGTGAAGTATGGGTTCATCGGATCGATGAGCCGGCCGACCAGGTCGTCTTCGGTCCACCGCGTTTGAATGATGATGATGGCGCCCGCCTTGTTCATCAGGCGCGATCGCAGCACTTGCGTGTACCAGGTCCACAAGCCGTCGCGGATCAGCTGGCTGTCGGCCTCCTTGCGGTCCTTGATCGGATCATCAAGCAGGATGAGGTGACCACCGCGGCCGGTGATACTCGAGCCGCGGCCGACCATGAAGATGACACCGCCTTCCGATGTCTCGATGCGATCGACAGCATCCGCGCGCGGCTTGATCTTGAAGTTTGGAAAGACCTGCGCGTACTGCGGCAGGCGAATGATGTCGCGGATCTTGCGCCCCAAGTCCCAGCTGTAGTGCTGGTTATACGTCGCGACGATGATCGATCTGTCAGGGTGGCGGCCGATGTACCACGCCGGAAACATCGCACTGGCAAGGGTTGTCTTACCGAAGCGAGGCCCCAGGTTGATCATCAGCCGCCGATAGCGTTCGGCCTCCACCTCCTCGAGCGCGGCGCCGATGACACGGTGAAATTTCTGCGCATCGTAGATTGATTTGTCGGGATCCTCGGGAAACTCAGGATCGGGCATCATCAGCTGCGTGAAGACCACGAGCTCGCGACGCGCCAGGAGGATGGCGCGCTTGCGCTTGAGCAGTAGCAGCAGCCGATCGTCGAGCATTCATGGCCTCGGATTTCTCGGGCGCCCAACCGGGTTGGGATGCTTGTAGACAGCGTCAGGGAGTTTGTGCGCGCGGATTGTGCCGGTGACCTCGCGCCCGGTCTTCGGGATCTTCACTGGCGCCATCTTCTGCGGTGTCGCCGGATCATTCGGCGAGGTGTTGTGTGTGGTGTTGTCTTGCGTCGGTGACGCCGGCGGCTGCGGAACGTCAGGCATCATCTGTCCTCCTCTGTGACCATCTGCGATGCGGCATCAGCGGGTGTACCGCTGCCGGCGAGGCCGGCGGCGCCGAGCGTCCCGGCGAGGCCGGCAAGAGGGATCTTGCCCTTGGCCCACCATTCGACCACCCGCTCGGGCGGCACACCGAGCGCTTTGGCTGTTGCGGATATCTGGTCGTTCAACAGGTTTGTGATCGTCTTCGGAGGCGACTGCAGTCCGGTGATGCCGCCATATGAGAACCAACCACCCGATTGCCCTTCCGCGGGATGGATACCGACCTTCTGCGCTGCCTGGTACCAAGGCTCGACCATCGGCAGATATTCGGACTGGCGCGGGATCTTCTGGACCGTCTTGCCGCCGAGCGTGTCGGCAATGTCGCCAGGATCCACCGCGCGGAAGCCCTCCGATCGATACTTCGCGTAGGCCGCATCAGAGGTGAACCATCCGCGCGGCAGCGAGCCTGGCTGGATCTGGTCCATCTCGTACAGCGTCGAGCGGATGTTATGCGTGTCGCCGGTGACATCGCGCAGGTTGCCGCTCCAGGCTTCGCGGAAGGCTGTCGGCTTGGGGTTGGTCCAGGGGTTCTCGGCGCCGCGCGCAAACTTGTCGGCAAAGTCTACGTGCATGCCCATCATCGGATAGCCGGGGATGTTGCCTTGAACGTCGAACCGTTCCGGCGTGAGCGGATTGCCGCGAGCTCGCTCGTAGAGCAGATAGCTCGAGTTGCGCAGGTTCGGTGGTGTTTGCGTGCGCGGCGATGTCGCTGCGCCCTGACCCGCCCAGTCGCGCATGAACGCATTAGCCCCTGGGATGTCGAGCCCAGCGTACTGCTCGAGGCCGCGGATGACCGGGCCCGTGTGGTAAAACTTGAGCAGCGGGCTCTGCTCTTTCACCATCGGCTGGAGCCGCTCGGCAATGCGATTTGAAATTTCATCGGTGTTCGCCACGATCGGCGCCGCACGCTCGTTGAGCGGAAGCTTCTCGCCGGGGAGCGGACCAGGCAGACGGTTCTTGATCGATACCTGCGGCACCAGCTGCGTCGTCTCGGCGTAGGCCTCAGGCGTTGTCTTGAACACTTCCCGCTCGGCGTCAGGCCAGCCCTTGCGGCCATAGCCTTTCGCGGCGCTCTTGATTGAAGCAACATCTTCAGCGGTCGGCTCCTGGCGCGACAGGATCGCGGGAGCCTGGACCGCTTCGGCAGCAGTATCGCCGGCCGTCTTCCCCTTGGCCGGCACCGCAACCATCTGCGGCGTTTCAACCGGAGGCTTGTTGTGCCCCTTCGGCGGCGGCGCCGGCGCCGGCTCGCCCTCTGTGGTGTACATCGGTCGCTGTCGCGTGCGGCGTACTGCGCCGGCACCAAGCACGGTGCCGCCCTTCGGCACACCGATCGCACCACCGGCCATCGGAACGCCTGCTGCCTGGAGAGCGTCAGGGATGGCGGATGGATTAAGGCTTCCTGTGGCGGGATCGATGATTGGTGTCTCACCACTCAGCAGCCGGCCGATCGCGTAGATCGGCGCCACGGCACCTGTCTGGCGCTCGTGGCGCGTCGCCCAACTCTCTGCAAGCTTGTCGGCGAAGTCACGGCCGAGCTCGGGTTCAGCCGGCCGATTGAGCGGCACCTGGCCGCTCACGTTCGGGCCACCGAAGGCAGGCTGTGCCGGCGCCTGGGGCTGTGGCGCGGCCAGCTGCTGCTGCTGCCTCAGCCAGTCCATGTAGCGCTGGTAGTCGGGCGGGATGTTCTGCAGCCCGCCGGCAAAGTCTGTGCCGAGCTCGTCAGGCATTTTACATCAGCCGGGGTAGCCGGCCCCCTTCACCAATCACGCTCAGCAAGAGCAGGATGAGGATGAGAACGCCGACCACAATGATGAGGATGCGGCCGACGCGATAGAACGGCTCGGGCATGTACTGCGCCACTTGATCCAGGAGGTAAATCAACAAGCCGATCACGAGGCCCAGGACAAAGATGTAGAGCACCAGGTGGATGAGCGATGAAATCATCAGTTTCCTCCTGTGGCGTACACAAACTCACCGTTGATGCTGAACGTCACCGCGATGCCATCAGGCACACCAATATCAACGGTGATCGAGGCCACCTGTGGACGCACCTCTTCCCTCACCATGCCATGCGCTGTGGTGCGGACATCCTCGACGCGCGTCGTCCAGCCCTTGCCGTACAGATCCCAAGTGCTCAGACCCCGAAGAAAATCGAGGCGAAGATCGCACATGCGATCGATAGTGCTGTGATCATCAGCAGCGCGAGCAGCGTCCACAGTAATCGGTCCAACAATGCCATCAGCGGTCACCCCGACAGCTTGCTGCAGCCACTTCACCCCGCGCGATTTTCCACTGTTCACTGAGCCGTCAAAGGTACAAAGATCAACGCCGGCCGGCAGATCGTCGCCAAGGATCGGTTCCCAAAAATCATCGTGATAGATTTCCCCCGCGCGCTCCTCGGTCATGCCCTTGATGTTCTCGTTTGGATACGAGCATGCGCTGATGCCTCTGTTCGTCCCTTTGTTGGTGCCCTTGCCTTTCTCACAGCCGGTCCAGTTACCGGTGTCGTTGGGGTCGTTCTGGTAACCGCCCTCGTGCTTGAACACGTTGTCGAGGCAGCGCGAATAGTTGTATGCGGTCATGGTCGTTCTCCGCACGGTGGCGGCGCCCAGGCGAGTATTGCGGCACGCGATTGCCTGTAGGCGCGGAGCGTGCCGCGCATGCCGGCGATGACCCTTTCGGGGCTTTCCTCCCTGTCGTGCAATCGATTTTCAAACAGCTTTGCAGTCTGCTGCTTCAGCGCCATGTCGATGCCTTCAAGCATCAGCGTGCGTGAGCTCTCTCTGGTTTGAGCGTCGAGGCAGAACACAACGGCTGCAGCAGCGAGGATCATGCAAGCCTCGCTTCCAGCGTTTTGAGGCGGTCCTCCAGTACGGCAATGCGCTGCTCAAGAGCCATGAACCCTGCACTGTTGACGATCGGGCCATAATCGGTGTCGTCAATCCAGACATGCACGTTGCCTGGAGGCCAATTGGAAATGTTAAACGCGCCTGGTGTTGCTGATCCGCTAGTGCCCTGGCGCGTCGCATACCCCGAGTAGGTGGCAATACCGGAGCCCCCACCCGCCGTGGAGAGCGTGCCGTTGACCTTGAGGTTGCCACTGATGGTGAGCTCATCGGTGTAGAACGTCGCCTTGCTGTGACCCGCGCTACCTGGCGACGGTGTCGTGACAATGAGGCGTGCGCTGTAATCCCAGGCGTCACCTGGATATTTGAAGTCGATGTACTGAACGTCCTCGAGGCTGGTGAAAGTCCCTGTCCCGCCGCCGCCGCCGGCACCAGGACCAGAAAACCCACCAGCCGTGACCGTGCCCGTGACGTTGAGCGGGCCGCTGACGCGCACCGGGCCGTTGAAGTCTACGCTGCCATCGAGGTTGATGATCATGCGCCAGGTGCCGGCGCTCTCATCGCCGATCGCATAGCGACCATCGGCGTAAACGCCGGCGGTCCAGACCCGCACGCCTGCAACATGATAGTAGGAGCGCGCGTGATTGCCGGCCGGCACCTCGTTGCGCAGTCCATCCTGTGCGGTCGCTTGAAGAAGCCCGCTGACATACAGTCCGTTGTAGCCCCAATGGCCGTAGGTGTTGGTGCCGTTTGCACCCTGAAAATAGATGTCGTTGTTGCCGTAGGTGCGGATCGCGACGTTGGTCCCGTCGCCGTAAAATCCGGTCGGTGCGGCGCCACCGAATGTTAAGCCTGGCGGCGCCAAGAACGCACCAGCTACGCTGACGTTTTGCTGAAAGTTTGCGGCACCGGTCGCGTTGTCGAGCCACATCGCGGCGCCGAGATAAGTGCCGGCGGCGTCGTAGTGATGAACCTCATAATTGTCGGTGGTGGGATCACCACCTCGCACCAGCCAGCGCACCACACCGGCGTTGCGGTAATACAGATCGGAGTAACCGCCTGCGAGACTGTCGATGTAAAACACCGGCACGGACAGAGCACCTGTCATCGTATCGCCCGAGCGGTTCACAAAGCCGCTTACATCGGGCACCGCGGCGGCAATCCGCGCGTCCACGTACTGCTTCGGCGCGAGCTCGAGCGGCAGCGTCGGGTTGGTGAGCACACTGAGGCGCCCGGTTGCTCGACTAATGGTGAGCGGCGCGTCGATGACAAAGCCACCATCGTCAAAGCGCGCAACGATCAGATCAACATCGGCCGTTTCCTTCGCGCGGATCAGCCAGCGTGTGAGCCCATCGCGGCGAAACCAGATGTCTGCCTGCGTGGCGCCAACCGCATTGAGCACCAGGGCGGGACCGGCCTTCTCAATCTCGAGGTTGCCAAACATCTCGCGCGTGCCGTCGCGCAAGAGAAATTGCCCGCCATCGGTCATGCCCACCCACTGCGCCGGATTGAACGCACCAGGCGTGATGGTGGTGATGGCTTTGTAGATTTGTCCGCTGAAGATGACGAAGTCGCCGGCGACGTACTGCGCGGAGCTTGCCCAATACCGGATCGCGAGCAGCGGCAGCGCAACGCCGGTCGAAGCACCGGTCTGCTCGTTGCCGACCGCCAGCTGCAGGTTAGCGGTGTTGACCGCGAGAGCTCTGCGCTCGAGCAGCGGGAACGCGATAGCGGCGTTGTGAAAACCTACGTGGCGAACGGTCGCGTTCATCGCATCACCTGAACCTGAACGTGAGTGTGTTGCTCACCTTGTCGCCGGTCTTCACAACGACCGGGTAGTAGCCGATCGCAAGCTTCTGCACCTCGGCGACCAGCTTGTGGCTGTCGTAGTACATGGTCGGCTGCACCACACCGTTGAAATAGACCTTGCTGTTGTCCTGGAAGTCCGAGCCGCTCACCTGGAGCATGATCGGTGCGGTGCCGCTCGCGACCGCATCAGGCGGCGTCAATGTCGTGATCACCGGTGTCGGAATAACC